GTGTGGAAAATGCCGAGGCTCTTTGCTATGGATGCCACCAATACTTGGGTGCTAACCCTAACCTCCACTCTGATCACAAATTAGAAATGTTAGGTGAGGGTGCTATCGACTTGCTTAGAGAAAAATCTAACGACACATCTCTGGGTAGGGCTGCAAAACGCGAAGTAAAAGACATTGCTAAACACTACAGGGCCGAATTTAAACGCATCTACGATCTCCGTAACGAAGGGGTTACTGGGAAAATCACTATTGAGAGTTGGAGTTGAGATGGCAGCAGCAAAAAGTACCGCAGTTAAGATCAAGGTTAAGCATTCGGGTAGGTATCCATTACCAGCTTATGCAACTGATGGTTCAGCAGCTATGGATCTTCATGCTGAGATAAGCAGAAGCCAACACATCATCCAAGGGGAGTCAGAACTAATACCAACAGGTTTATGGCTATCTATCCCGAAGGGGTATTGCGCTAAGATTTTTAGTCGAAGTGGCTTGGCTAACAAGAAAGGTTTAGGTGTGTCTTCTGGTGTAGGGGTTATCGACAGTGACTACCGAGGGCAAGTCTTTGTGTCGTTGATGAATTTTAGCGATGTCACGCGATACATTGAGCCTGGGGAGCGCATAGCGCAGATCATGGTAGAGAAGATAGAAACCATTGCCTGGCAATCTGTGGATAAGCTAGATGAGACAGACAGAGGCATAGGTGGGTTTGGGTCCAGTGGCGAAAAGACAGCCCCGTAATTTTCTCAGTGACAGGTACAACTGTTCCCAAGAAGAAATCATTACCCTTTTTTCATTACGGGGTTACACCATGCGAGAAACTGCCAAGGCATTGAATGTTAAATATGCAACGCTAAAAACCCAGGCGTGGGAATTAAACATTCACTTTGCACCAGACAAGCGTGTGAATAGATTGCCTAAAGAAATCAGTTATAACGGAAAGGTTTGGATGGTCAAGGATTTAGCAAAAGAACACAACATGAACTGGAAAACACTATCAGACCGACTTAGATACGGCTGGACAGCAGAAGAGGCTGTAACCACACCAGTAAGGGATGGTAACTGGACACATCGTGAGGGGACTGACAGAGAGCCTACGGGTACTGACATAACATCAATCTGGTTAAGGAAGGCGTGGAAACTATGACGATTGAAAACGTATATGGGCAAGATGTTGTTAACCAAGGGGCGTTGTATTTGACTCTCTTGGCTAAAGCAGTCATCAACATTGATGGAGGTAGGTCTAGGAACGAAGAAGACGACCTGTTGATCGCAGAGGCAATGGCATGGGTAGAGTCGTTCTCTAACTTTATCGATGAAGAAGACATGACTGAACACTAACGATTTTAAGTAGGGAAAAGAAAATGGCAGGCACTAAAGGCAACAGTGGTCGCAAGAAGGGTGTACCCAATAAGCGCACTCAGTCGGTCATCGATCAACTGGTTTCACTGGACTGCGATCCTATTGAAGGTATGGCTAGTATAGCTAGAAAGGCTATGGATGAGGGTGAGTTAATACTTGCAGGGTCCATGTACAAAGAGCTTGCCCAATATGTCGCACCAAAGCGTAAGTCTATTGAGGTTTCTGGTGAAATGGAGCTTGATGTGGTCCAAGACGTTATGGTCGGGTTTAGGGATGTGCCCCTTGATTGAGACTGAACTACCAGCAATATTTAAACCCTTTGCAACTAAGAAGCATCGATACCGAATAGCGCATGGTGGAAGGGGTAGTGGAAAGTCATGGGCCATAGCTCAACTTCTAATTATAGAAGCCTACAGCAAAAAGACTAGGATACTATGCGCCCGTGAGATTCAACGCTCAGTGGCTGACTCAGTCTTGCAGTTGCTTGCCGATACTATCACCCGACTAGGCATGGATGATTTCTTTGAAGTTCAAAAGACTCAGATACTAGGTAAGAATGGTTCACGCTTTATCTTTGAGGGTTTGCGGTCCAACGTCAATAAGATTAAGTCTATGGAAGGTATTGATCGCGTATGGTGCGAAGAGGCCGAGGGCATTACCCGTGGCTCATGGGAAACTCTTATTCCAACAATCCGTAAAGAAGGGTCAGAGATTTGGGTCAGTTTTAACCCGATGCGCCAGCACGATGACACTTATCAGCGTTTTGTTATATCGCCACCGCCCGATTCAATCGTGGTCGAGTGTAATTGGAGCGACAATCCCTGGTTCCCGATTGAGTTAAACAAAGAACGACTTCACCTATTAGAGACTGATCCTGACCTATACCAACACATTTGGATGGGACAGTGCATGACCGCTCACAAGGGGGCTTACTATGCCGAGCAAATGAGGCAAGCCAAGACTGAGGGTCGCATTACAAACGTCCCGTGGGAGCAGTCAATACCAGTTCAGACATGGTGGGATCTAGGAGTGGCTGACTCAACGTCAATATGGTTTACCCAATCGGTAGGCAAAGAGATCCGCGTCATCGATTACGAAGAGCATTCTGGGGAGGGGCTGGCATTCTATGTCAAGTTACTGCGTGAAAAACCATACATATATGACGAGCATTGGGGTCCACACGACATCAGAGTTAGAGAGCTAGGAACAGGTAGGTCTAGGCTAGAGCAGGCAGGAGAGATGGGCCTGCACTTTAACGTGGTAAAGAACATTCCCATTATGGATGGCATACAGGCAGCACGATCACTCTTTAACCGATGTTGGTTTGATGAGCAGAAGTGTCGATTAGGATTAGATTGCCTAGCGACATATCACAAAGAGTATGACGAGATTAACCAGGTCTATAAGTCACGACCTGTTCACGACTTCTCAAGTCATGGTGCTGATGCCTGGCGTTACTTTGCCGTTGGCTGGAATGAGCCTCAAACATCCACTCCTTTAGTCATCAGTTCATTCTAATAACCGCGCAAAGTTAGTGCAACATTCGATTATATAAATTAGGGGTAGTGATAATGGCGTGGACACAAAAGACAAAAAGTAGTAGCTCTAAAACTCCTACGAGATCCAGAAACAATAAGCAAAAAGCTAGACGGGCAGCAGCAGCTACAGCAGCAGCTAGAGATGATAACCAGAACAATAACCAACGGGCTAACCTACCTAGTGAAGTAAATAATGTTCGGCCTGCGACTCCCATTAAGTCTACAGCAGTAACTACGCCAGTGGCCTCAGCTAATATTATTCAAACCCAAAATAGTGGGTCGGCCTCCTATAATTCTGGCCCTACTAAAGTTCCTAGCTATAGCCAAGGTGACGGGCAAATGAGTCCAGCTTTGGCAGCTAGACAGAACAATGCTAGTTCAAAAAAAGCGGCTACTAGCACCCCAATATCATTATCAACTGGTAGCACTAGCGGCAGTATCTTTGATATGTCTCGCATTAGTGGTATTGGCTCTACTCCAAAAATCAAGACAACAATGGGAACAGAGACATTGGGCTATCCATCCAATGATAATAACAATCAAGTTAACGCACTGTCTGGCACAAATCTGAGTGTTAATAACAACACTGTTGCGCCCGTAACAAACGATAAATACAACCAAGAATACTATGCCAAGTTAGTAGCCAATAATATGTCTACGGCAAACATTCTAGACATTCAAAAACAAGCTCCAGGCGGCAATGCTTATGGCGGCTCTACTATTGTGAGTGAAGATCAGAAAAGACGGGCTAACGATACGTTAAGTCGCGTTACGGGTTCGGACGCTGTGTTAGGTAATGGCGTGACTAGAAATTACACTCAGTCTGGTTTATTTGGCGAGAACATAAAGGGCGAGTTTAATTATAAAGACGGCACTAAGATTACAACTTTAGCCAATGACCCTGTAGTTCGTGGCACGTTTAATCCCAAGACAGGACGTATTGAAGGTGGCTTTCGGTTAGGTAGTAGGCAAGTTACTACATTTGCTGGCAATGGAAACTACACTGGGGCTACTGCTGGAACTGGCGCAAGCACAACAGGCGAATCATACGCAGTCAACACAATGTCAGGTGGTGAAGACGGGCTAGGTGGTGGTGCAAAAACTACAACTTTAACGGCAAAACAATCTGCAACTCTGACTGATGTAACCACTGGCAAAGTTAAGCTTAAAGACATTGTTGATGGAGCTACAATCATTGATGCAATAACAACTGTTGACGAAATTGACAAAGTAATTGCAGTTACAGAAGACCCTGACATTTTAAAATCATTGTACCAGCGCAGACTAAGCCTGATGCGTTTAGGCAGGACACGCACTCGTTTTGCTGGATTACTTGATGATCCTGACACTAAGAAATCACAGATGAGTATTGTTTAAATGTATGAAGACAATGACGATAAAAGCAAAAGCAAAACCATATCACCTACTGTTTCGCCTGTTTCGTTACTAAAGCGATATGACCGACTCAAAAGTGACCGAGTCAATTGGGATCAGATGTGGGAAGAGCTTGCTACTTATTTAATGCCAGGCAAGATTGACTTTATATCTAAGTCCAGCAAAGGCACAAAAAGAGCTTCTGAGGTCTATGACAGCACAGCTATACACGCGCTACAGATACTATCAGCATCGCTGCACGGGTCGCTTACAAGTCCATCCACTAAATGGTTCGGCCTACGCTTCCGTGAAGACGAACTGAACGAAGATAAAGACGCTAAAGATTGGCTAGAAAAGTGCAGTAAGGGAATATTCCAAGAGTTCGGAAAATCCAACTTCTCAACTGAAGTCGCAGAGGCTTATCAAGACCTAGCTGGCTTTGGTACTGCCGCTTTTATGTTTGATGTAAAAACTAAAGAGTCGCAGTTTGATGGCTTTAATTTTCGAGCGTGTCATTTAGCTGAAGTCGTTGTATCCGAAAGTGAAGAGGGCCACATTGATACTGTGTTCCGCAAGTTAAAGCTTACGGCTCGACAGGCACATCAGAAGTTTGGCGATAAGTGTGGCGAAAAGAGCATGAAAGCTCTGGAGACTGACCCAGACAAAGAGTTTGAGTACATACAAGCTGTGTTTCCCCGTGAGCTAAAAGGTGAGCCAGCATTAGTTGCTCCCCCTAATATGCGGCCTTTTGCTTGTTACTTCATAAGCGTTTCTGATAAGAAAATAGTTAAAGAGTCGGGCTATTACGAGCTTCCGTATATGGTCCCTCGTTGGGGCAAGACCACAGGTGATGTCTACGGATTTGGACCTGGCTGTGTCGCTCGACCAGATATTAAAACGCTAAATGAGGCTCGTAAACTAGCAATGAAAGCGTGGGAGAAATCAATTGATCCCCCACTTAAAGCCATGCAAAACGGCATCCTTGGCAAGATTGATATGCGGCCCAGTTCGGTGACATATGTCCGAGACATGAACGGATTGCAGCCTATTGTCAATCAAACTAACTGGAACGCTGATCAGTTAATGTTAAACGATGTCCGTGGCTCAGTGCGTAGAATCTTCTTTTCTGATCAGCTTGAGTTGAACGATGGCCCACAGATGACCGCAACCGAGGTTCAAGTTCGCTATGAATTGATGCAACGCCTATTAGGTCCAACCCTTGGTCGATTGCAATCAGAGTTCCTAAACCCAATTGTCGAGAGAGCATTTTATTCCATGTTGCGCGGCAATGCTCTACCGCCGATGCCCGAAGTATTACAACAAGCTGGAGGTGATTTAGATATTGAGTATGTCGGCCCATTAGCACGATCTCAGAAGATGGATGAGGTGACCTCTATCCAACGCGCAGTCGATGGGATTATGCAGCTGGCTAATGTTAATCCAGAAGTATTGGATCTTGTCGATGTCGATAAAGCAGGCCGTACCATTGCAGATAGACTTGGTGCGCCTGCTGACATTCTTAAGGGTGATGAGCAAGTGGGTCAGCTTAGACAGTCACGACAGCAGCAGCAACAGGCACAGGCTGAAATGGAGCAGGGCCAGCAGCAGATTGCAGGCGCACAACAGGTAGCTGATTTGGAGCAGACTGTAAATGGACCAGTTTAGTAAAGACATACGAGAATTATTCAACAGCAAAACAGGCGAAAGAATAATTTCTAATATGAAAGTGGCCTACGGGGATAGAATCTCGTTTACCAAGTGCCCGTATGAATCGGCCTATCGTGAAGGTCAGCGTTCTATTTACCTAGAAATCACGAATATTTTGGAGAAAGAAAATGAGTGAAGAAACAGAAGCAGCAACAGAGTCCTGGCACTCTGGTTTGTCAGAAGAATACCGAGGCAACGAATCGTTGTCGCAGATCCCTGACTTAAACACCCTAGCTAAGTCTTACCTTGATGCCCAGCAGTACGCTGGCGGTTCAATTCGCATACCAGGCGAAGACGCAAGCACAGACGATTGGACAGCGTTTAACGCCAAGCTTACCGATAAGGTTCCTACCCTATTAAACCTCTCCAGCGATGAGGACGAAGCTCGTAATGCGATGTATGCGCGACTAGGCCGTCCAGACACAAAAGAAGGTTACAAGGTTGATGGTGCTGATCCAGATTTCTTGGAGTGGGCACATGAAAACGGATTATCAACTGCACAAGTAAAAGCTTGGCATGAGAATACTCAAAGCCAATCGACTCAGGCTGACGAGCAAAACGATCAACAAATGCAAGATGCAAATGACTTACTCAAAAAAGAGTGGGGTCACGCTTACGATGCCAAGTTAGCTGCGGCAAAGAATGCTGTGATGGCCTATGCCGATGCTGAGACACAGCAGTTCTTGTTAGACAGTGGTCTAGCTAACAACCCTGGCATGATCCGACTGATGGCTGGTATAGGGTCCACCTTGACCGAAGAGCAGTCAGCAGGGCTTAACTCAAGTTCTCAATTTTCGTTATCACCAACTGAGGCTATGGACAGGATTGGCGAGGTTAGGCGTAACGCTGAACACCCGTACAATGTCGCCAGCCATCCACAGCACAGGGCTGAAATTGAAAAAATGGAACGCTTGTACACACAGGCATATCCAGAGTTAGATTAATTCTAATAACCGCACCAAAAAACACGATCATTTAACTCAACAGGGTAGCTAAACCTTAGTCCTGATGGGTTAGATGAGCCGTTTCTCATCTCGTTAACGCAAGCGTTATTGCCAGTTAAGAGTCCGCAAGGGTAGCTCAAAACGCCAATTTCAATTTGCCAATTTCGGAGATGAATATAATGGCTAATACAATCGCAAAATCGTTTGTCCAACAGTTCCAGGACAACCTTATACATTTAGCGCAACAGAAAGGTTCACGCCTACGCGCATCAGTAAACGAGCAGTCAGTCACAGGCGAGAAGTTTAACTTTGACCGATTGGGTGTGTCTGCCGCTATCGTTAAGTCAAGTCGTCACACCACTACACCTGTGTTGGAAGTTCCACACTCGCGTAGGGTCGCAACGATGACTGATTACCATTGGGCCGATTTGATCGATGACGAAGATAAAGTTCGTATGTTGATTAGCCCTGAG